AAAACCGGGAAGATCCCCAAATCAAAGTATATTTCGAAGATTCCCAAAAAGGCGGCGAGATGGGTAAAACTGAATGCTAAAAAGATAGCGGGATATAAGAATACACCATATTTTATAAGGGACAATTTTACCGGTGATTTTCAGTTAAAAGATAGCGTGACGAAGGTAATCATGCCGGGACCTGAGGTTATTAGACCAATTGGTCTTGGATTTGTGCCAGCGAAAACAATGGAAGAAGCGACAAGATATGGGGAAAGTTTAATTAATCCTAAAGGAAATATAGTTGGGGTTAACTTTGGTAGGGTGAGTTTAGATAATGCTAATATGATTAATAAACGGCTAACCGATTTAATAAAAGATTACAAAGTTAGACCTAATTTTGTCGGTAGTTCCCAGGCTATAAGAAGGGCACTTAAAAGAGTATATCCGTATGCAAAATTTGGGCCTATTAAAAGCGGAACATTTGCCGAAGCGTGGCCTTTAACAAGTAATGAATCAGCTATATCTTTTAATGAGAAATTTTTTTCAAAGAAAGGAACTGCTTTATTAAAAGAATCATTAGAAAATTGTTTTGCTACTGGCTTCAACAGACTAAAGAATATAGAACATATAGTTGACCATGAATATGGGCATATTTTAGATTATGCTAAAAAGCTATCTGTAAAATCTGAATTTGTAAAAGAATATACATTTTTAAAAGATAGAAGTTTATTAAAAATGATGATAAGTGGATATGCAGAGGGTGACGGTTTAACTGAATCGTGGGCTGAAATATTCGCTCTTTACAGGGCGAATAAATTACCACCATTAAGAAAATTATTAGTTGAGGGGTTATTAAAATGAACGAAATAATTTGTGCAAAATGTAAAAATTTTATCAATTCTGAAAAGAAATTTAATAAATGTAAGGCTTTTCCCAAACCTCCGGGGATTCCCTGGAAGATTATATCGGGAGAAAATGATCATAAAAAGCCATTACCTAATCAAAAAAATAATATAGTATTCGAGCCAAAGGAGTGAGATAGATGCCATTGGTAAAATGCAGAAAAGACAATAAACCGGGCTGGAAGTACGGAGAAAATAATAAATCTTGTTTTACCTATACGGCCGGTAATGAAAAATCCGAAGCAGCAGCAAAATTAAAAGCCATTAAACAGGGAATTGCGATCAGTAGAGAACCAGGCGAGAAATTCGAACCATAATGAAAGGAGAAATAAATGAAAAAGGCTAGTTCAGAATGGATCAAAGAGTATGATTGTAAAATTATTGATCCAGATGGTTGGGATAGAAAAAATTATGAATATTCATCTAATGAGGAAAAAATAACCCGCAAAGAATTTGAACGGAGATTATTAAAATCAACGATTTTAGGTTTTGTTTTTAAAGGCAAAGTATTATATAAAACTATATATAAAAGAGATAAAGTTCTATTTTGAGAAGGAGGGATAAATGAAAAAGATAGGTTTTATATGCCTGGCAGGACTTGACCAATTCATAGACCCGATAATCGAGGGATTGTCAGCCGATTATATCGTCAGGAAGTTCATAATCAGAGCCCAGCAGGATGTATATAATGCAATCGACTGGGCTGATATTGTCTGGCTGGAATGGTGCAATCAATCGGCCATTATAGGAACGAATTACGAGGGGATCAAGGGCAAAAAGGTTATAATCAGACTTCATAGTTATGAAGTATTTACGGATTTTCCTAGACAGATCAATTGGCTTATAGTAGATAAATTGATTCTGGTAGCTCCCCATATCAAGGAAATCCTGAAAGAATTTATACCCGATATCGAGAATAAAGTTAAAACAGAAATCGTTTCTAATGGAATTGATCTAGACTCTACTCCATGGAGGAAGCGGCAGCCTGGGCATAACATAGCCTGGGTTGGATTCATTAACTATAAGAAAAATCCCCAAATGGCCTTGCAAATATTAAATAAGTTAATTAAAGGGATTCATAATATTAATCATAAAGGTTTTATGTATGGAGGTTTTATCGTTGATCCACAATATAGACTTCATATAGCAGGTTCATTCCAGGATTTGAGATATAAAATATACCTGGAATATATGATCAAGGAAATGGGACTACGGGATAATGTAAAATTCTACGGTTGGATTGATGACATGGGGGGCTTCTGGAAAGATAAAAATTATCTGCTTCATACATCGATACATGAAAGTTTTGGGTATGGTATTTTCGAGGCCATGGCCAGGGGAATTAAACCGGTAATCCATAATTTCAGGGGGGCCAAAGAATTATACCGAAAGGGTGATATATTTAATACGATTGAGGGAGCGGTTAATATAATAAAATCTCAAGATTATTATTCAAGCGCTTATAGGCAATGGATTATAGACAAAGGCTGGACATTTAAGAATCAGCTAAAACAAACTAAGGAAATTATAAAGGAGATATAAATGAGCAAGGTATGGAATTCTCTTTGGAAGAGCTATCAGAACATAGATTCTGTTTCTATTATGAACGAACCGGGTGGCATGTTGCTCAGATCTGAATTCATAGGTATTCTACTGAAATATTTTGATTTGAAAAACAAGTCTATTCTTGATGTGGGGACTGGCACCGGTCAATACTGTATTGAATTGGCTCTCAGGGGTGCTAAATGTGAGGGAATAGATAAAGATCCGGAGAGCGTTAAATTGGCGAATAGGATTGCTAATGATTACCAGATAAATAATTGTATATTTCGAGAAATAGATTTGTCTGATTTTGGAGAAAATGAATCGAGACGCAATTATTATGATATGGTTTTCAGTATGGGGCTCTTAGAGCATTTTGACGATTTAAAGATAATAGAAATGCTTAAGGAAATGGGCAAATTGGGCAAGTACATCATAGTGGGGGTGCCTTATGGCGGTTCGGATACATACAAACTATCAAAATCATATTCACAGAAGGAGGGAACGTGGGAATACGGATTCGAGAGGGACTTTTTAACATTATCGGATCTATTCAAAGAAGCTGGTTTGTCTATGCTTCATGAGCAGATCATAGGGTTGGGCTCAGAGGCATATTATTTGAAGCGAATAAATCCCGAACTTATAACCTTGCAATTATCGCGGAATCTGGCCAGATCATTTAATGGAGACGATAATGTGGGCAGTTGGCTAATCGCTATCGGTTCGGCAAGAAACAAACTTGAGGAAAAAATTCCTAAAGAGGGCGTATCAATTATCATTCCTGTTTATAATGGGGAGGAATATATTGGAAGATCAATTAAAAATTTATGGAAAGTGAGTTATCCGGACCTAGAAATAATCTATGTGAATGATTGCTCAATCGATAGGACAAAGATATTGCTGCAGGAGAAATTACGTAGTTTACCCAATTCCCAGTTAATTAATCTCAAAATTAATTCGGGTGAACATAAGGCACGATATGAGGGTTTGAAGAAGGCAAGCAATGATTATATCTTTTTTCTCGACATCGATGATTTGATATTCCCGGGATGTATCAGGAAGATTATGCGGGACTTAAAGAACTGTCCTGAAAATACCCACCTGTCGAATTCATGTGCATTAATGAAAAATGGCAAATTTACGGGGGATATCTGGTACCATCGATATCTAAAATCGATTTATGATCATATCATATCGGAATTATTTACTCTTTCTGGGAAAATATCACTTAGTAATACTATTATAAAGAAAAGCAATCTACTAAAGGCCTATAACGAATCGGATATGCTCTATGAGAAAATTAGGATAAAAAGAATGAATGTTGCCCCCGATACCTTACTGTTGGATATAATGGTATTCTCCGGATATATAAAAAATATCATACCCATCTATTATACCTATGGGGGATATGAGCATAGCGAAACATCAGCATCGAGGCAGATCAAAGACAGGATAAAGGATATTCCCATCCAGACGGCCTATTGCTTTACAGAAGTGAATAAAATATTTAAAGTAAACGAAAAGGAATTGGAGAACAGAATAACATGCCAGGCTATAAAAAATTATGGGATTAGCCAGGGGACAGAATTTATGAATAATTTTAGAAAATACAAAGAAATTTGCAAAAATTAAATAAAATGTTATAATAAAAATAAATAAATAGAGCTCCAATCCAGAGAGCCATTTGAGGAAGTTTAAAAACTTTTCGAATGGCTCTCTTTTTTTATGCGAGAATAATCAAATCGGAAGTGTATAAATAAATGCCGGAAACAGAAAAAGAAAGACAGAAAAAATGGGAAATTGCCAACGCAGTAGATACTTTGATTAAGGCTGTGGAAATCAGGAAAGATAAGAAACTGATGTCAGAAGTAGAAAAGGAAGTAAGAAAGAAACAGAGCAATATATCTGAAGTATTGAGAAATTCGGCTTTAAAAGTAAATTTAAAATAAAAATATAAAGGAGATTAATTAAAATGGATTTAACAACTCAAATTAAAAAAGCACTGAAGAAAGCAGGGCTTGATGAGGCGTTAGCAGAAAAGATTAAGGTGACTGAAGAAAGTCAAATTGATGCGGAAATTGAAAAATTAAAAGGGAAAATTGAACTTACATCAGAACAGCTTATCGAGGCAATAAAAGAGGCTGGGCTTGAAGGAAGTTTCAATAAATACCTGCAGAGTGAGACAGACCGGAGGGTATCGCAGGCCATCACTACTCATGATCTAAAATCAGCAAAGGAAAAAGAAGAGGCAGCGACAAAGGAAAAAGCTGAAAAAAAGAAGAAGGAAGAACAGGCAGATATGAGTGAAAGTGATAAGAAAGTATCGGATCTAACTGAAGAAGTTAAGAGATTAACTACTTTGGTGAAGGATTTGAGCGGAACAACTGTTAAGACAAAGCGGGAGACTTTGATAAAAGATGCACTTAAAAAAGCAGATTTAAGTGAAGGATTCCTATCTTATATTACAGTCGAGAAAGACGAGGACATTGAAGAAAGCGTTAAGAATTTGAAGGACAAAGTTCTGGACTTCAAACAGGCCGAGATTGATAAGAAACTTAAAGATGGAGAAGAGCCATCGAAAGGTGAATCGACAGGATCTATGGGAGAGGAATTGGCGAAAAGTTTTGCGGAAGAAAAAAATAAGGGACCCAAAGGGGAAGCTCTCCAGGGACTGTCAGAGGAAGAAATCAAGAAAGGCGAAGAAATTAAAGAGAAAAAATAAATAAATAGGAGACAAAAACAATGAGTTTACAAATTAGAAAAGAATCAGGGGCTATATATGACCCTGTGTTTTTAAAGATTTTAGAAGACATTCCTGGTGGAGTGACTGTAAAAACTAACAGATTCCCAACCGATACTAAGGAAATCAAAAAGGGAGCATTATTAAATGCCGATGCTTCTACTGCAGGATTGTATAATATAATCAAATCTGTGAGATTAACAGCAGAACATGAATCCGGAGCTACGCTTCTATTGGTTGAAGCCCCCCATTTATTCATAGCGGGAGAATATATCAAATTAGGAGTAGTGGCTATAACAATTTCCAGATTATCAACTACGGCTCTCATACTCGAAACAATTGCGGCATATGCCAATATTGCATCGGGGGCTATTATTGAGGAAGCGAATGCGGCTTCTGCATCTGAGGCTACGGTGAAATACGCAGCAAGTGCCATACTGCGGGATACCATAGAAGTAAGGGAACCAGGCGTAACGACCTTATTGGATAATATCTTTGCGGGGGCCATTGTCAGGGGTACCGTAGATGAATCAGAATTACCTTATTTTGTTACCAGTGCGGATAAGACTGCTCTCACCGACAGGATAAGATTCGCATAAAAAAAATTAAAGATAAAAATCAAATAAATTACCGGAGGTAATATATAATGGAATATTCATTATTGAAAGAAATAAATAAAAAGACCATGCAGGCCTATCTCACTGCACGGGTATATAAAAAACTATTCTGGCCTACATTCTTTCCCTTAAAATCGACTCCCTTTCTGAGTTATGAAACTTTGATCGGGAGTAAAGGGCATAGAGTGGCTGCCGATGTGGTTGCATATGATACAAGTGCACCTTTAAAAACCAGAAGGGCTGTAGATAAGTTATCGGGAGAAATTCCCGCAATTAGAATGAAAAAGAAAATGACAGAAACAGATCTAAATACTTACAATATATTAAAGGCCATGGCGAGACCAGAACAGAAGGCTCTACTTGACCTTGTATTTGGCGATGTAGATGACTGTGTAGATGGTGCAAATGCCCGGTTAGAGTGGATTATTTTCCAGGCCTTATCAAAAGGAACAATAACCCTTTCTAGGACCACAAATGTCGGGGGAGTAATAACTGAAGAAGATATCGATTTTGGGCTTCCTACTGATAATAAATTAGGTGTGAAGGGGGCAGTTGGCACTTATTGGGAAGTAGCCCTTCATGCCGCTTCAGAGCCCATTACTGACATAGAAAATGTTATGGAGGCGGCCCGGGATCTTGGAATAGCACCCAGATATATGCTAATGAACCGTTCTAAATGGCTGGCCTTTAGAATTTCAGCCCAGGTCAAGGATTTCGTAATGCCCTATGCTATTTATGGCGGGACAAGAAAACAGAGAGCTCCCACATTAGAATTGGCAAATGAGGCTCTAAAATCAGAAGGATATCCAACAATAGTCATAATCGACACCAGAATAAGTTATGAAAATGCAGATCATACACTTGTACATGTTGATCCATGGCTTAACGCTGACAAAGAAGATAGATTTGTAACTTTTCTCGAAGATTTGAAGTGCGGGGATATGCTTCACGGGCCAATAGCGGAAGAGACGAATCCTCCTAAGCAAGTAGTCCAAGCCAAGAAGGGACCTATCCTGATCTCTAAATGGTCTGATGTCGATCCTGTGGCCGAATATACTAAAAGCGAACTGAACGCATTTCCATCCTGGCCCACAATAGACAGGGTGCTTTCCCTTGACACTGAAGTTGCGACTGATGGTTCATGGGGTATAGCAAGCTAAATGAACAATAAAGAAGCTCTACAATCATTAACTGAATATAAAAATGATAATTTATTAGAGAAACTTCTTTTAGATAGGAGTATTGCAACTGGGGGGACTTATGTGTCAGGTAACTCTAAAGATATAGATTTGGCTGCCGCATCCCTCTATTTTACCCTCGCTGCACATCCCGACCTAAGAGAAGGGGCTTTTTCAATAAAGTATAGTGGAGCTCAACTGATCACAATGGCAAAAAGGATATTGCGGAAATACGATATGGACGAATCAACAGTTACTGGGGAGGCAATCTGGTGATAGAGAGATATCCTCATACGGCTATCTTGAGTTACTATACCCCTGGGACATATAGTACAGCCGGGATATATACAGTAGGGACATTGGTATCAATAGGGATTGTCTGTAATGCTCAACCGAATTCAATTAAATATATCATAGGGGAATCCGGGAACATGATCGGATATAACTGGTTTATCTCTTCTCCGATTTTTGCCGGCGCAGGAGACGTTCCTAAGGCTGCAAAATTAACCTTTTTTAGTAAGGAACATATAATTTTGCAATTGTTTGAATATCAAAAACATATTGAAATTAAGGTATAAACTAAAATGAAAAATTACAAAAATAAAAATTGGCTAAATCAAAAATATTTAGAAGAGGAATTGTCTATTTTCCAAATTGCCAAATTGTTCAATTATGATAAAACAACTATATATTATTGGTTAAAGAAACTTAATATTTCAATTCGTTCCAAAAGTGAAGCACAAAATTTAGCAAGAGGTAACCATTGTAATCTATCAGAAAAAGCAAAACAATGGATTGATGGGGAATTATTAGGCGATGGGAATTTACGTTCACAATCTAAATATTCAGCAAATTTTGCATATAGTTCAAAACATCTAGAATATATTCAATATATTTCGGATATCTTAAATTCTTTTGGTATAAAACAAGCTGGGAAAATTCACGAAGAAAAAGACAAAAGGTGGAATAATTATTCTTATCATTATGATTCTTTATGCTATGAAGAATTATTACCGATTAGAAATAGATGGTATCCCAATGGACATAAAATAATACCACGAGATTTAAAGTTAACATCATTAGTTTTGAGGCAAGAAATGCTTGGGGATGGTTGTTTAGTCCATAAGAAAAGATGCAGACCATATATTGTGTTATGCACTTGCGGATTCCCGATTTCAGATGTCGAATGGTTAGTAATACAATTAATCAAATTGGGTTTCAAAGCCATAAGGCAAGTTGGTAACAATGTAATAGGAATTTCAACTTCTTCTACCAAACAGTTCTTAAATTATATTGGAGAATGTCCAGTAAAATGTTATAGCTATAAATGGAGTTATTAAAATGCCTTTGATTCCTGGATTTTCACAAGGGGACGTAGACAGACATATAAACAGATTTACGGTCAGCATAGAGCAAAGGATCATCTGGACCCTGGCCATGGTAGGCGAAAATTTTGTCAATGATGCCAGGAATATAAGGACATATAAGGACCAGACTGGGAACTTGAGAAGCTCAATCGGATATATCATTGCCAGGGATGGAAACATTATTCAGGAAAATGTAGAAGGGAAAGCAGAAGGTAAAGCTCAGGCGAAAAAAGTGGCAGATGAGATATTGAGAGAAAATAATAAAGGATTTGTATTAATTGTAGTAGCGGGAATGGAATACGCTGCAGCCGTAGAATCGAAGGGATATGATGTAATTACTGGTAGCATACCGGCAGCGAAGGCACTTCTAAAATCAAAGATAAAGGAATATGGATTATGAAAACAACATTCGACATAAACGATATACTATTTCCTATCATTAATACAGATGAGGTCCAGGCCAAAATCGATGGTAGGGTTTATCGAAATAAAAAACCCTTGAATTCTGAATTACGAGATATCGTGATAATTCCTTTATCTAATTATTCTGGAGATGAAATTATAAACGATGCCACTTTTATGATTAATTGCTATTGTAAAAATTTTAATAATGGGACCCCCGATATAGCAAAATTAAGGGCAATTATTGATGCGGTAGCGGACGCAATAGAGGCATACAATAACGCTTCAAATTACTATATTTTTGAGATAAATAATCAGATCCTATTGCAAGATACGGATCAAATATCGATGTCATATGTCAACTTGAGAATAAAATGTTTTATAGAAAAATAAATTACTGGAGGTAATATAAAATGGGTAAGATAAGATTGATAGGATTAGAGAGCATAAAAATTGGAGATCTGATGGCTTCTGGAATTATGGCAACTGGACCTTCTATATCTACTATAACCGCTATCGTTCCTGATAGCGCTCATCTTATTTTTGAAACTCCCGGAGTAACTGACCTTTATGTAGAGGATGCAGATCTTCCAGATATATCAATTATTGGAACAAGCAAAAGAACCATTGAATTTGCTACAAGGGATTTGGGGACCGCTATACTATTGAAGGCTTTTGGTGGAGTTGCCGCCACAACAGTATGGAGTGCGTCTACATCTGGGGCTATCGTTGCAAATGAAAAATGTGTAGAGGCAATATCTAAATCTTTTGGTAACTACAAATTGAAAGTAGAAATTCCTAGGGCAAATGTTCGTTCCGGGGGAGATCTTCGATTTGCCAAAACCGAATCAGGCCAGATAAATTTTGCTGCCGATGTATTGATGACAGCATCTTCAACAAAGATTGCTCCTATGAAGATTACACAAGTAGCAGTATAAAATTATTTTCTGCCCGCCCTTCGGTATAGCAAATTAAAATAATCGAAGGGCGGTTATAATTTAATTTAGAGAGGAAAAAATATGCCGAAAAAGAATAAAAAAAAAGTAATCAAGGATAAACTCGGGGCCTCGAGTAATAAAGAAAATAAGCAGATCCGCCAGAATGCTGTAGATTCAATTCTCGAAGAGGGAGTTGATTTTACTATTACCATCCAAAATAAAAATATATTCCATAAACTTAGTTTAATTCCCTCTGAAAGAAAATTCGTTATCTATCCCATCAAAATGGGGACCCTATTAAAAATCAGCAAAATTTTATTGGATTTAGATACCGATGAATTAGTAGGGGCTATGAAAAACGAGGGGAAGGAAATCAATCTTTTAGATCTGGGGGCAAAGAATATAATTGAAAACAAAGACAAAATGATCAAGATGATTGCCTACGGAATTGTCAACAGCGAAAAAGAACCATCAAAAAGATTAATTAAATTCCTGAATGAAAACCTGACCGCGAAGGAGGGGTTGAAGCTAATGACGGTAATAGTTCAACAAATGGATGTAAACCCTTTTTTGGCGTCTTTAGTTTCGATAAAGGGGATGAACCTTCTACAGACCAAGAAAAAGGTAACCCCTGGCGAATAATTGGCGGATTGATGCATTATTTTCCCCGGATGTCCATGAGGGATATCTTATGGAATTACTCATATACTAACCTGGCGATGTTGATGAGTAGTATTCCCAGTTATGATCCCAAAAAACAAAAAAGGAAAGAAATAAGCAATATGGAGATTAAAGATATTAACGAATTAAAAGGTCTATTATGAAAATAAATATATTAAAGAAAGGAGGTGAATAAAAAATGGCACTTTTAGTACCAGACGTAGGAGAAGTCCTATTATTAAGTTACTCATTAAATAAGATTACACCAGGGGATGATGTAAAGTTAAAACTTTTCAAAAATGATATTTCACCAGCTGAAGATACCGTTGTTGGAGATTTTACAGAAGCAGATACCGCAGGATATTCCGCAATATCTTTAGCGAAGGCAGATTGGACTATTGCGACCGTTACAGGAACAACCACAGCAGAACAACCGCAGAAAACTTTTACACTGACTGGTGCAGGTTCTCACTATGGTTACTACATAACCGACACAGCGGGAACAGGATTATTATGGGCTGAAAGATTTTCTGACGCTCCGCATACTATTCCAAGTGGTGGTGGAACAGAAAAAATTACTGTTAAACTGATAGGTGAATAAAAAGTTATGAATATACAAAATGATGGAACTATACAATATAATATACCTTTTCCTGTTATATCTTTTTGTTTTGAAGGTAATATCATGAGAACGGACTTTAATAATTGGAATATGACTGATTTCACTATAACTTATGTGTAGGTGAGTAAATAATATGGCTGTAGAATTTGTAGGAATATCTCAATTTAAGACAGATGGTGGCACAAGTATCTTAATGACTGCACCAGTGGGAACATCTGTTGGTGACTTACTCATTGCTTACATAAGCAAAGATGACGATGTTGCAATATTAGAAACTGGTTCTTATGGCGATTGGAATATGGTCTTTAATAACATAGCCAATGGAGCAACCACTTTATATATAGCTTGGAAATGGGCAGAGGCAGGAGACGCAAACCAAACAACGGAATATACTTGGAATGGTGATAGTGAAGATTGGATAGGTGAAATAATATGTTATAAGGGCGTTAAGGCACTTACACCTATTCACAATTCGGGCATTGCAACAGGAGACAGTGCAACTCCGACTGCACCTTCAGTAGAATTTACCGATTTAACGGCAGGCAGTTTAGTCTTACAGGTTATGGGTATTGACAGTGATGATAATGATTATGAAACTCCTGCACAATTAGAAGAAAGATTTAACGCTATTCAAGCTAATGATATCGGTGGTGCTGGGGGAGATAAGACCACTTTTGATGTATGGGTATCACCTACTGGATTTGATGAAACAGGCTGGAATACTGAATACAGGGCTTATGATGAAGATACTGAAACCTCCACTCTATATTATGGTATACCGAATCTTGGTTGGTCTCCTTATTTAACACTTACTATTTCTGCTATAAGTTGTAATAAAATAAGATTTATGGCAGATTATAGTGCAATATATCTATCACAGATAAGTGTAGATGTCTATTATTCTGATGATTGGCATAATATTTATGAAGGTGCTTTTGCAGACATAGAATGGGTAGAAAAAGAAATTCCTGCTGGTACTCAAACAGTAACAGCAATGAGAATAAAATTTTATAATCCTGACGAAAGTGGCAGCCTTCTCGCAAGAGTATATGAAACGGATTTTTTAAGTAGTGGAACATTGGAAGGCGCAGGCAACACAGGCACAGCAGTATTTACATCGACATCGAGAGATTGGGCAGCGGCTACGGTGATTATTGAGGCAGCAAGTGCAGGGGGTGAGTTTGAATATACAGGGACTGGAGAGCTTATTTATTCAGGAACTGCCACTCAATCTCATACAAGAAATTATCTAATTATAGCAAGCGGTCAGTTATCTTATTCTGGCAGTGCTGTTTATGTATATTCAAAAGATTATCTAACTGCAGGTAGTGGAAGTTTAGCCTTTTCTGGTAGTGCGGTAATAATTGTTGGTCTTTCTTTTGTGGGCAGTGGTTCATTAGCATATTCTGGCGAGGCAGTTGTAACTTATACACGTGATTTTTTATCTACAGCGGTTGGTGAACTTATATATTCAGGAGAAGCAATCTTTTCCTATCTATGCGATTTCTTGTTTACAGGAAGCGGGGAACTTGCCTATTCAGGAGTTGCCGAGCAATCTTATACACGCAATTTTAGTTATGTAGCAGACGGTTCTTTGACATTTAGCGGAGAAGCAACTTATTCTGTTGGATTCTCCCAAATAGGTAGTGGATCTTGTGTCTTTAGTGGAACTGCAATCCAAACTCATAGTAAGAATTTTATCACGGTAGGAACAGGCTCTTTTAATTATAGTGGGATAGGTGCTTATAGTTTAGGGTTTTATTGTGTGGGTAGTGGAAATTTCAATTATTCTGGAGAAGCGACTCAATCTCATACTTACTCTTTTGGCTATATAGCAAGCGGGGATTTTATTTATTCGGGTGCAGCAGTATGTGAATATACCATTGCTGGTGCTGATTTTGAATATACAGGTAGTGGTTCATTTAATTACAGTGGAGCGGGATTATACACCTTAGGATTTAGTTATACAGGTAGCGGAAGTTTAGCCTTTTCGGGTAGTGCAACTTGCGTTTTGGGATTTGCCTATACAGGAAGCGGTTCTTTAATTTACTCTGGCAGTGCAGTAGTATCTTATAAAACTGACTTTCTATATACAACAAGCGGAACGTTCAATTATTCAGGTAATGCAATCACAACTATTGAGTTTTCTACTATAACAAGCGGAAGTTTTGCCTTTGGTGGAGCAGGTTCTTATGAGTTAGGATTAGCTTATACAGGAAGTGGCTCGTTAGCATATTTTGGAACAGCAACTCAATCCTATATAACAGATTTTACTTACACAGCAAGCGGAGATTTTGCCTATTCAGGAACTGCCATAACAATAATTGGATTTGCTTATATAAGCAGTGGAGAGCTTATATATTCAGGTGCTGCTGAATATAGTTATCTAACAATTGCGGATTTTGAATATGTGGGAAGTGGTTCACTTACCTTTAATGGAACTGCCACTCAAATACATTCCCGTTATTATTTATATACGGGAAGTGGAGAATTAACCTATTCAGGAGAGGCAACAATAACAGTTGGCTTTACTTATGTAGGAAGCGGTTCGTTTAATTTTAGTGGAGCGGGATTATACAGCTTAGGTTTTAGCTATACGGCAAGTGGAAGTTTTTCATATTCGGGGACTGCGATACAGTCCTACACCATAAACTTTGCTTATTTAGCAGACGGAACTTTTACTTTTAGCGGTGAAGGAACTTGTGAATTAGAATTTGCTTATATAACAAATGGAAGTCTAAATTATTCAGGAGAAGCAACTTATTCCTTTACCTTTATTTATCCTTATACTGGTAGTGGATCGTTCATTTATTCAGGGATTGCGACCACAATAATTGGTTTTGCCTATATTAGCAGTGGGGAATTAACCTATTCGGGTGAAGCCGAATGTACTTACGAAATTGCAGGCGTAGATTATGAGTATGTAAGTAGTGGACAGTTTACATTTAGTGGAACTGCCTTTCGATTTAAAGAAACCATAACTTTCCTTTCTTATATAACAAAAGAGATTACATTAAATTCTGACATAACAAAAGAGCTTGCGTTAAATTCGATAATAACAAAAGAAATTTCGTTAGATTCGGGAATTACAAGAGGGGTTACGCTTAATTCGAATATAACGAAAGAGATTACGTTTAATTCTAAAATTGATTTGGAGACAGATTAATGAGTAAAATATATAAAAATGATATTGGAACGAAAATTATATTAGACGCTGGATGTAATATATCAACAGCTACTGTCTGGAAAATATTATATTCTAAACCTGGCGCAACGAGGGTAAAGGGAGAATGGACTGCTACAGCAGAGGGGACAGACAGTGTATCTTATACCACGAAAGCAGGCGATTTAGATGCCGTGGGAAAATGGCATATTCAACTATACATAGAATCAGCAGCCTGGAAGGGATATGGAGAAATGGTTGATTTTGAAGTTTTAGATAATTTAGATTAATAAAAAGGAGAAATAATGGAAAAACCAAAATTATCAATATGTATGATAGTCAAAAATGAGGAAGCGAATTTACAAAGATGTTTGGATTCCTTCTTGCCTATTATTCAAATGAAGGATGATGAGACATTAAAACCACTTACCGAACTGGTTATAGTGGATACCGGATCAACGGACAGGACGATAAATATTGCCAAAAAGTTTACCGACAAGATATACAAAAAAGAATTTATCCCTTGGGATTTCAGCAAGGCCCGCAATTATGGGATCGGAAAGGCTATCGGGGATAGGATTATGATAATCGATGCTGATGAGGAATTGCTCCAGAGGTGCCTATATCCCTTAGAGGATATAATTCTGAACCCGGAATATAAGCAGCCCACGGTATTTGTGAAGCTATATAACTATTATGTAAGTGATTTAAAGCAATATTCGGAAATGCTACAGCCAAGAATATTCAAAAATGATAATAATTTTCACTATGAACAGTCTGTTCATAATAAACCTAAAATAAAAACTCCATATCTTTTTGCTCCCAATATAATCTTTAACCATTATGGCTATCTATTTCAGGGGGGAAAGGGTGAAAAATTATTTGATAATAAAATGGCTCGCAGCCTGCCGATGCTCCAAAAAGAGTTCAAGGAACATCCGGATAATCTGCATAATTTGACACATTTAGTCAAAACATATTATGTCATGAAAGATTTTGAAAATACGATTCTCCATGGCGGATTATGGATCAAGAATATGAGAAAGGCGAATTATAATGAGGGTTGGACTTCCTTTCTTGAAGTTTTTGTCAAGTTGGTGGGGGCATACTTGGCCAAAGACGACATAGAGAATGCGGAAAGGATAGAAAGAGAGGCCTGCCATTATTCGAGCAGGATCTCTCAAATATATTTGATGCTGGGAAATTACTGGACCGGCAGGGACAATGAAAAGGCAAAAAATTATTTTGATACAGCACTCGATATTTGCAAGACAAAGGGAAGTTTATATGAACGATTACAAATTAACAATTCGAAAATCGTACTCCCCGAAATTCTCAATTGGTTAGCCATTTATGAATTCGAAAAGGGAAATAGCGAAAAAGCCGGAGAATATATGAATATGGGGATTGGATTGAATAACAATAGGTTGCCAATTAGATGGGATATCTGGAATGCTACCGAGAAGACAAAAAAAAAGATTGATAAGGAAGGATAAATGAGAAAAGGAAGCCGTCATACAGAAGAAACTATAGAAAAAAATAGAACTGCCCACTTGAGAGAAAATTTAAATGACGAAACTTTAAAAAAAATGAGTGAATTTCATTTAGGTAAACATGTTTCACAAGGGACTGAATTTAGAAAAGGACAAATCCCTTGGAATAAAGGAAAATATTGCTCAGAAAAGACTAAAGAAAAAATAAGCAAAGCTAACAGAGGTAAACAACGTTCGGAAGAATTTATATTAATGATAATTAAAAGATTTACAGGAACTCACCATAATAAAGAAACAAAATTAAAGATGAGTAAATCGGCTATAGGTGAAAATAATTCAAGTTGGCAAGGTGGAATTTCTTTTGAACCTTATTCTCCTGAATTTAATAAACAATTAAAAGAATTAATTAGACAAAGAGATGGTTACAAATGTCAATTATGCGGTATGCCCGAATGTGAGAATATTTCTAAACTCACTATACATCATATTGACTATATCAAAAAGAATTGTTTACCAAATAATCTAATAGCACTTTGCAGGTCTTGTAATACCAAGGTTAATTTTAATAGAGATTTTTGGGAAAAATATTTTAAAGAAATGATATTGGTTAAGGTGGAATAAAATGGCTTTAATGACAGGCGATAGCTTATATTGGCATACAAAAATCGATAATACGGGATTGCAGACAGGCGCGGTCCAGGCCAAGGGAATATTGAGAGGACTTGCGAGATCTATTACCGGTATGGATATTTTTGCCGGCCTTGCGATAGGCTCCGCTCTTGTCTTTGCTAAGATGACTAAACAGGCCTACAACTTCTCCAAAGAATTTGAAACTGCAATGAAGGAAGTCCAGACCATATCGAAAGCTGTCCAAAATAATTTTAAGGGAATATCTAAGGAAATAATCGATATGTCCAAGACCGTCCCAGATACTGCCCAGAAACTCACAAAGGCACTCTACCAGATCGTAAGTGCTGGCTATGACGGGGCTGAGGCTATGAATATATTAAGGACTTCTGCCGAACTTGCTGTTGCTACAGTTACCGATACATTTACCGCTGCCGATGCCCTGACTTATGTGATGAATGCTTATGGAGCAGCTGCCGGAACAGCAGCAGAAATTTCCGATAAATTATTTACCATAATAAAACTCGGAAAAGTAAAAATGGATGAACTCGGACCAACTATTTCTATGGTAACGGGACTTGCTGCAGAGGCAGGATTATCCTTCAATGAATTAGCTGCTATGTATGCCGAAGCAGTAAAAAAGATATCCCCGCATATTGTATCTACCGGTATCAGAGGAATAGTAACTGCTATGCTCCGTGTATCTAAGGGAACAGGCGAAGCAGCAGATAAGGCCAGGGAATTAGGGATCGAGTTTGATATATCTGCATTAAAATCAAAAGGATTCAAAACGATTTTACATGAAATAATAGAAGCAACGAGAGGAAACGAAGCTGCTTTGATGTCATTATTCCCCAACGTTAGAGGACTTATCGGATTACTTGCAGTTATGACAGGTGAAGGTAAACAATTCGATAAAACTTTATATGAGATAGAAAATTCATTAGGAGCCACAGGAAAGGCTTTTAAGACCATGATGGAAACCACTGATAATCAATGGGCTATCATGAAGAATAATATAATGGCAAAATTGAAACCACTCGGTGATGAAATGCTTGCATTTATGAATAATATAGCCAGCCAAATTAATTATGTGATGTCCGGGGCTAATGATGAACTTTCAAAATTATCAAGAACTTATGTAGAATTGACCAATACTTTATATAAGAAACAAAGCAGGATTGATAACCTGGTTAAAACCATAGAGGATCTAAGAGGCAAGACAAAACTCACTAAAGAAGAAACGATTCAATTAAAAGCAGCAGAGGAAGCCCTGGCAATATATTTCCCCACTCTTGGACTTGCTGCCGAAGGGGTTGCACGTTCTATCGATATCCTAACTTTGGCTAAAGAAGGTTCTTTTAATCTAAGCGTAAAGATCATGGAATTAGAATTGGAAAGGGCAAAGGTTGAGAAAAAACAGGCGGAACTAGAATTAATGAGATGGGAAAAAGATGAAGATGCCTCAAATAAAGCAATAAGAAGTATTCAGGGACAAATGAGAGTACGAAAGAAAATGATACAACTTGAATTGGGCGGATTTAAGGGAGCATTATTATCAGAAGCACAATTAGATAAAATCATAAAGAAAGATAGTGAATATTTAGATCTAATAAATGATCTGACTTTCGCAACTGAAACCGCAACTTTAAAAGAAAATGATCTAAGACTTAAAATAGAAGAAACTACTCTTATAGTAGATGCCAAAACAGAAGCATTAAGAAGGTTGATAGAATTACAAGAGAGACCAATTGTGACTAAGCCAGAAGAAATAGAACGTGAAAAACCTGTAGTTGTCCCTGTACTTGCAATCAGCGATAAGGAAGTCGAAGACGTAAAAGATAAATTAGAATATATGGCAGATCAATATAAATCTTATTGGAAAATCGTAGCCCAATTTGGTGAAGAATATGTTGAAGAACATAATGCACAACTGGCCGAAGATGCCATAAATTATGGTGGTTTTCTATCTAATATGCTATCGGAATATAGCGGAGTAGCCGAATTAACCAAAGAAATCATGCTAGATATAGCCGAATATAATAGCGAAATAACAGAGAAGAGGAAAAAGGCAGAGGAAGAATATTTTGATTATATTACTGAGGCAAGGGAGAAAGATCTCGATAGTGAGAGGAAAAGGTTTGAGGCTATAATAGAAGATCACAAAGAAGGATCCGCTGAATACCTGGCACTAGTAGAAAAACATAACCAAAATATATTGGAAATCAATGAAACATACGATAAAAAGATAGCGGAAGGGAATCTGACTATATTCAAAGAGAATTTAGAAAGACAAATAGGGGAAACAGATATAGCTTATAAGCAAAGGCTAGAAATAGCTAAAAAAGCACTCGGAGAAGAAACGAAAATTAATGAAAAATATTTTGACTTTGTAAAAGATAAAATAAATGAAATAATCAAAATAGAGAAAGAGAAAGCCGAAAAAGATAGATATATGTTGGAATCTTATCTTGAAGCTTACCAAACGACTGAAGAAAAGATAATTTCGATCCACAAAAAGACCAATGAACTTTTGAAACTCACAGATGACAAATATGAACGGGATAGATTAAGAAATATAGAAAGGCAATTAATAGCAGAAGTTAGATTTGGCGAAGCAAGACAAAAAATAAATGATAAAATAGCGGAATACGGAGAAAGATTAAATAATCAACAACTAGGAGAATATATAATTTTCCTGGAAGAAATGAAGATAGAATATTCAGAATATGCCGATGCCGTATTATTAATTAATAAAGAAATCGCCGAAGCACAAAAGAATACTTGGGAGAACACAAGAGACGAAATAAATAAGACGGTGGATCTTTTACATTCTTTGGCTACCGCTATAGGTGAAATCGATACAGAACTCGGTCAGATGATAAATAATTTAGCCAATTTAGTTAGTGGAATAGGTCAGATAACATTTGGATTTGCGACAGGTAACATTTTCGGGATTTTGGGCGGAATAATAACTGCCGTAAGTAGTATCTTTAATTTATTTGTTGTTCATCATTCTGATGTCGTCGAACTCGAAGAAGAATTACATGAGATTACCCTTGAACTACAAGAGCAACAAAATATATTAAATCAAGCCGTAGGGACTGCAAAACCAGAAGCAATACAGAATATGATTGATTTACTCAATGAGCAAATTGACACTTATAATGACATGATCGCAGCCGAAGAAGAAGCTTATGGACAATTCCTCTGGTGGACTTGGAGCGAAACTGACCAACAAAAGATAGAACAATGGCTATCGTCCATACAAAATATTAATGCAGAAATAGATAATCTAAATGAGCAATATAATCAAATTCTTACAGGTACTACCGCTTCAGCGATTGCCGATGCTATAGCTGAAGGATTTTCCCAGGGGTTAGATTCAGCCCAGGTTTTTGCCGACACCTTTAACGAAATGATGAAAAAGGCAATTATAGATGCCTTTAAAAGAACTATACTCACAAAATATCTGGAGCGTTGGTATAGAAGTTTTGAACATTTTGCCGAAGGTGGTTTGACAGCCGAAGAAATAAAGCTTTTAGCAGATATATATTTAATAACACTCCAAAGAGTAGAAACAGAATGGCAACAAATATTGGCAATTGCAGAGGCAGCGGGTATAGATTTATTTGAAGAAACAACAATTCCAGACATCATAGAAGAAGCAAAAGAATTAATGAAAGAGATTGCCGGTATAACAGAAGAGACGATTGCCGATTCTATTGCCGGAGGATTCGATGAAGGATTGGATTCTGCTGAAGTATTCGCCAATACTTTCAAAGATATGATGCAGAGAGCGATGATAGATGCTTTTAAGAAAACTATTATTACTCAATACCTTAGAGATTGGATGGAACAATTTGATATTCTATCCGGAGGCGGATTGACAGTTGAGGAAATAAAAACTTTAGCGGGACTATATCAAAATATGGTTGATATGGCTTCAGCTCAATGGGAAACAATGCAGGCGATTTTAGATGCCGCAGGTATAGGATTAGAAGAGGCGAAAAGAACAGGACTGACGGGAGCAATCGCAGGCATAACAGAAGAGACAGCGGGGTTATTAGCTGGGCAATTCCAGGCAATCAGGATCAATACCGTTGAAATGTTATCTAATATGGAAAGCATAATAATAATCAATGCAAGGATCGCAGATAATACGGAATATAATAAATATTTAGAAAGCATTGATAGAAAAATAGGCGAAGGTAGTACATTAGAGAGTGAATATTTAAGATCGGTAGGGGGTGCTTAATATGCAATCCGGATATTTGATCAGCGGCAAGATCACAGGAACCGATATCGCCTTTGTGGATGGTGGAGAAGGCGAAGATACTATAACCCAAGTTGCTGCCAAATTTTTAGAGAATAAGCTTATGGTAGGAGATCTAATCACCATTTCAGGTTCTATTTCTAATAACGGAGATTATACTATTCTCTCGGTTATAGCT